ACTTTTGATAATTTGCCTATCGGTACAACTGACCAAGTATTAACAGCTGATACAACAGTATCGCCGTATAAGGTCAAATGGGCAACGCCAAGCGCGGGAGCAACAGTTAAGCCAGTTAGAAAATCCTCGGATCAATCTGTTACAAGTAGTACGACAGTAGTAAACGATACTCAGTTAAAATTTGCCGTTGAAGCTAGCGCAACTTACATTTTTGAGGCTTGGCTTTACACTTATGCAGCGGACGGTACTCCCGATATTAAAGTAACTTTTACAGGGCCAGCAGGCTCGACCGTTTTATGGTCATCAAGTCAGGTAATCTTTAACGCCGGTGGATCTACTACTTTAACGGTTGTATCGGCAGGTGGCACTACGGCTGATCTTTTTGTAGATGCTAACTTTCGCGCTATTCAGCTATACGGCACAATTCTAAATAGCACTACCGCCGGAGACGTCCAATTACAATGGGCACAAAATACAAGTAGCGCTAACTCCACAACAGTAAAAGCGGGATCCTACATCTATGGAATAAAGGTCTGATAATGAGCCAAGTAACCACGACTAAGAAAATTAACATCGATCAACTAGGGCATGAGTCCGGGATCGATATGAATATAATTTCTGAGCTAACAGGCGAGACGATTATTAACTCATCTGTAGATCAAAGTGTTTTAGAGGGTTTTGTCAATGCTCATAAGGCAGACGATAAATGGATCAATCCAACCCCTAAGCGCGTTATTACTATTGAGGAAAAACTAGCAAGCGTTGGATTATCGGTAGATGATCTAAAGGCAGCTCTTGGCCTGTAATGGAGACGAGCTACAATGGTTATCCGGCCTCTAAAGATCAGGCCGAGATAAAAATAAAGTCATACCCGGTAAAGGGTACTGATCGGAAGCTAAAGTGTGCCGAGAGTGTGGGCCCACTCTTGGCCGCTTTTGCCTCTGAGTTTCACGAGCTGATCGAGCCAATAGATGAGGGCACTTTTGACGATTGGGGTTACGCCTACAGGATGGTAAGAGGCAACCCTACAAAATTATCGTGTCACTCATCCGGCACGGCTATTGATCTCAATGCTACAAAGCATCCTCTCGGCAAGGCTGGCACTTTCCCAGCTGAAAAAATACCTATGATCCGTGCGCTGGCAAAAAAATACGGTCTTAAGTGGGGCGGCGATTTTAAGACACGGCCAGACGATATGCACTTTGAAGTAGAGGTGACACCAACCAAGGCTAAGGCCCTAATCTCTAGTTTAGGTTTAGAGTAAGACAAATCCTAAAGGGCACTTAGGAGCAACAAATGAAAGAGCAAGCAATAGCGATAGGTAAGTCCTATCTTAGATCAGCTGTAGCGTGTGTAGCAGCTCTCTATATGAGCGGTATTACCGATCCAAAAGTATTAGCTAATGCGTTTATCGCTGGGCTAATCGGGCCACTACTTAAGGCCGTCCAACCGTCCGAAGGACAATTTGGCGTAACTAAGTAATGGAAAGAGCCCAGCTTGTAATTGGTATTACCTTGGGGGTAATTACTATTTTGGGGTTATGGGCTGGGCTCATCCGTAAATTAGTTATCTATTACTTATCCGAGCTAAAGCCTGACGGCAACGGTGGCCATAACCTTGCCGGGCGCGTTGAGCGTATAGAGCAGCGGGTAGATCGCATCTATGAGATTTTGCTCGAGGACAGGCTAGCCAAGTAGCGACACGCCAAGAGGCTATAGGCTTTGCTTTCTGACAAAAAGCCCTCATACTGATACTACAAATGCTGAGAGGGCTACTCGGTTAGTAGCTTGATCGGCCTTAACAAAGGGCGAAAAATGAATAGTTTAGATATATTGATCGGCCTAGGAGCTTGTGCCCTAGGGTTTTTATTTATGGTGATCGGATACTCGATCGGATACCGCGAGGGCCACGGCGAGGGTTTTGTACGAGGCCGCGCTATTGCTAAAGCTCTTAAAGAGAGCGAGGCAATCTAATGGGGTTTTTGGATGGGTACGAGGATGTAAACGCGCGGATAAAGCGCTTCCGATCAGAATTTCCCTCAGGTAGATTAGTCGCTTTTATCGAAAGTTTTGATATTGAAAAGGGGACTATCTTAGTAAGAGCTGAGGCTTATCGTGAGTATGAGGATATGGTGCCAAGCGCCGTAGATTATGCTTTCGGTAATGTAAATACTTATCCTCAAAATATGCGTAAATGGATGGTCGAGGACACAATTACGAGCAGTTATGGCCGCGTGATCGGGCTATTAACTCCAAGTCTCGAGCATAACTCGAGGCCTACGGTGCAGGATATGGAAAAGGTCGAGACTTTACCGGCTAGCGCTGACCCTTGGAGCACTAAAGCATCTATCGAGGACATGGCCACAATGGCTACGGCTATCGTGGAAATCGGTACCCAGCTGGGCGGCGAGTTAGTAGCTGAGGCGCCACGTTGTCCTCATGGCACAATGATTTGGGCTGAGGGTACGGCTAAAAGTACCGGCAAGCCTTGGGCGGCTTACAAATGCACCGAGAAGCTACGCGCTAATCAATGCCAACCGTATTGGCACGTGCTCGGATCAGATGGAAAATGGAAGCCTCAAGTATGACAAAATCAAAGCTAATAAAACTTTTGATTATTTTTCAAATTTGTTTATTTATTGTAATGGTGGTGCAACTATGGGAGAGCTAGTCTTTATTAAAGATGGCGTATCTACAACAATCCACGATAACGGCGAGGTAACTGTACTCAAGGTTATTTTATGCGATGAGTGCGAAAAGTACGTAAGTCCACTTGGCGGCTGGCCTGTTAGAGATCATACCGGCGAGGTCGTAATGTGGTTGTGTGCAGAATGTCGCAGCTAGCCAAGGTAATACTCGATCGCTCGCAAGAGGTTACAGCTCATCGAGTAGGACTAGAGCGCACAATCGTACGTAATGCTAATACAGGCGATGCTAGTAATTTTGGCCAAGTCTATAAAAACTGGCACGAGCTTGTATGGCAAGAGGCCGAGGGTGCCTCAGCTGAGACGGCTGTAGCTAACTATTTTGGCGATTACGCTTTTGTGCCAAAAATACACAATGCCCACGAGGAGGCAGACGTAGGCGAAAATATAGAGGTTAAGTGGACTAAGCACACTAACGGCCATTTGATCTTACAAAACAGAGGCCCGGGTCGTCCTAACGATGTAGCTGTATTAGTTACCGGATGGAGCCCGGTCTATATCCTCTTGGGATGGATGCCGGTGCATATGGCCAAGGTGCCTAAATATAAGCACCCTTATCAAGATAACTACTGGGTGCCGCGATCTAATCTATTTGAGATGCAATATCTAAAGAGGTCTAATTATGGCGCTTAAAACTAAATGCCGATTATGTGCAAAAGTGACCGAGCATATAGAGCGTGTCGTAACCGATAACCTACCTCCATACGTTAAGGCGCTCCAATGCGTTAAATGCGGCGTTATGGGGATCGTAATGATGGAGGATGTAAATGAAATTAGCTAAGCCGGGATGTGTTTATTGCGGCAGGGATCACGATGCAAAAACGTGTAACTATCAGCTTGTATTACTTATTGAGTCCTATATTGAAAAGCACGTAGGTATAGATCCAGCTGCACTAGCTGACGAGATGAGTAAGGCGGGTTATGTCCGTGCCCATGTATGAGTATGAGTGTTTATTGTGCAATATTCGTTATGAGCTAGAGCAACCAATTACCTCGGCAGCCGCGCCTATGTGTTGTGGTACTCATATGAGGCAGATTTACTATGCTCCGGGCATATCGTTTAAGGGTAAAGGATGGGGTAAAGATGCGTAATAGTTATCCACAGGAGTTATCCACAGGTGTTAAAAACCTGTGGGACACGCTCAAGAGCACGCTCATACTTGACAGGTATTTGACTAAGCGGCTACGCTCCATACTCGCAGGCGAGCCGCTACCGCGGATAGCTCGCAGGCGTAGTTTGGTGCTTATGGCCGGGCTATTGCTATTTAGCAATATGCCTGCATCACAAGCTATAAACACACCAAGAGATAAAGAAAACTACAAACTCTACGCGCATATAAAACTCACTAACTCTAAAGAGTATCGATGCTTAGAGCTATTATGGAATAGAGAGAGTAAGTGGGATCCACGTGCGGACAACCCTAAGTCCTCAGCTTATGGCATACCTCAGCTACTTAAGATGAAAGAGTTAGATCCCTATAAGCAAATAGATTTAGGACTTAAGTACATAAGCCATAGGCATATCACTCCATGCAAGGCGTTGGCCTACCATACAAAGACCGGTCATTACTGATGGTGCACGGTACAAGAGATCCAAGGCTCACCCGCAAGTACAAGGCTCAAAGGCTGGTGGTATTAGCAAGGGATGGCTACACGTGCGTTTATTGTGGGCAGGATGCAAATACAGTAGATCACATAGTGCCTATTACAAACGGAGGCGATCCGATCAGCTTGGATAATATGATCGCGTGTTGTAAGCGCTGCAACTCAAGCAAGGGATCACGCTCTCAAGGCGTTTTTTTAGCTAAGACGTCTACCCCCCCTGCCTTTCAAGGCTATGCCTCCCCAAAAACGACCAGTACGATCCCTACAGGCCCATGTGAGGGCCAAACTAGTCAGGATTGATGGGGATATGACCCAAAAGAAAAAACCTCTTATGGGGGCTACCAAGCCTCGCCTCCACTCGCCATTACTCAAGGGCAAATCTCGGGGTATTGAGATCGCTCAGCTGGCCGACTCTATAGAGATGCCGCTTTTGCCTTGGCAAAAATTTGTCATAGACGATATGTGTATGGTGGATAAAGATAATATGTTTATCCGGAAAACAAACCTAATTTTAGTAGCCCGGCAACAGGGTAAAACTCACCTTGCCCGGATGATGATGCTGGGGCATATGTTTTTATTTGATAGCCCTAACGTGCTAATGATGAGCTCTAATAGATCGATGGCTTTAGATACCTTTAGGCAAATCTGCTCGGCTATTGAAAGCAACGATTGGATGAGTAAACAGGTTAAACAGATCCGGTATGCCAACGGCACCGAGTCTATAGAGCTTAAAAATGGGCACCGGCTAGATGTAGTCGCGGCAACTAGAGACGGCAGCCGCGGCAGGTCGGCCTCATATTTATACGTGGATGAAATCCGCGAAATCTCAGAGGAGGGTTTTAGAGCTGCAACCCCTACGACTAGAGCAAAACCAAATGCTCAAACCCTACTCACGAGTAACGCCGGGGACTCATTTAGTACCGTGCTTAACGATCTACGCGAAAGAGCTATGAGTTTCCCGCCTAAATCATTTGGCTTTTATGAATACTCAGCGCCTCAATTTGCCAAGATAACAGATCGTAATGCGTGGGCTATGGCTAACCCGGCTCTTGGCTATACCGTAACCGAGGAGGCCTTAGAGGAGGCGGTAGCTACTCAGCCTATCGAAACGACCAAAACTGAATTATTGTGCCAATGGATTTCCAGCACCTCTAGCCCTTGGCCTCATATGGCGGTGGAGGATGCAGCTGATAAGGATCTAAAATTGTCGGTCGGCCCTCTTACAATATTTGCTTTTGATGTTAGCCCCAGCCGTAGAGACGGCTCGTTATGTATGGGCCAAGTCCTCGAGGATGGCCGTATCGGTGTGGCCGTACTTGAGATATTTCACTCGGACGTATCCATCGATGAATTATTTGTGGCCAACGCGATCGCCAAATGGGCCAAAATTTATTATCCAAGACAGATTGCGTACGACAAATACACCACAGCCTCTATTGCCAAAAGGCTCGAGGCAAATGGATTACAAATGACCGACATATCAGGGCAAAAGGGGTATCAGGCATCCGGGGATCTCTATGAAAGTCTTGCCAATAAGCGTCTCGTGCACTCGGGGCAAGATATTCTCGTTAGCCATATGTCAAATTGTGCAGCGAAAGAGTCGGACGCCAGCTGGAGATTGATCCGGCGTAAATCTGCCGGGCCGATAGATATAGCGATCAACCTTAGTTTTATTGTCCATATCCTTACTCAGCCAATGGGTGAGGCTAAAGTTTACGTATAGAGACACGCCGCGTAATACCTGATTTTATCCTTGACATTTTGAGAAAATCCCTCTCATGGGAATACTCCAAACTCTAGGGTTTAAGTCAGCTGAGAAGCCGACTATCGAAGCTCAATATGCACCCGCCGTAATGAGCACTACTTACGGTTATGGCTCTTACAACACCGGCTCTACTTATGGATATAACACGAGCGGTATAGATCGTAATTTTGCTTTACAGGTAGCAAGCGTTAGCCGCTGTCGTAATTTAATTGCCGGTGTAATTTCTGGTATTGATTTAGCACTTTACAAAAAATCAACAGGAGAAAAATTAGGATCTCCAATTTGGTTAGAGCAACCGGATCTACGCCAACCTCGCAGCGTTACTATTGCTGCAACAGTAGATAGCCTAATATTTTATGGATGTGCTTATTGGCGCGTAACCTCTTTGTATGCAGATGATGGACGTCCCTCAGGTTTTGAGTGGGTAGCAAATAATCGCGTTACTTACACTACAAATAAATTTGGTACAGAGATTGAGGATTATTTTGTCGATGGTATTAAGGTACCAATGGGCGGTATTGGATCTCTTGTTACTTTCCAAGGCTTAACACCTGGGGTATTAGATACAGCTGGGACAACTATTAAAGCTGCATTTGATATACAAAAGGCAAGCGCTATAAGTGCTCAAACTCCCATGGCGACCTCGGTGTTGAAAAATAACGGGGCTGATCTCCCGGAGGCTCAAGTACAAGGTTTACTAGCTGCATGGAAATCTAGTAGAGCATCACGATCAACGGCGTATTTAACTAGCACTCTCAGCGTAGAAAATATTGGGTTTAGTCCTAAAGATATGATGTACAACGAGGCATCACAATACTTAGCAACTGAGATCGCTCGCGCTATGAACGTACCCGCCTATTATATTTCTGCCGATATGAATAACAGCATGACATACCAAAATATTTTAGACGGCCGTAAGGAATTTATGGCGTACTCACTACAGCCATATATTTGTGCAATCGAGGATCGTCTTTCAATGAACGACATAACTAACTCACAAAATCAGGTACGTTTTGCGGTCGATGACTCGTTTTTGCGTGCCGATGCTAGAGAGCGTTTAGATATTATCGAAAAAATGCTAAACCTAGATTTAATTGACGTTAATCAAGCTAGACAAATGGAGCAACTAACACCGCTAGGAGATGCAAGTGCTACTAACGTTTAATCAAGAGATACAGGCAGCCGACACAGAGCGCCGGATCGTCTCGGGGCTTATAGCTCCATATGGCGAGGTCGGTTATACCTCTGCCGGCGCTGTTGTATTCGAGCGAGGATCTATCGCTATTCCAGATCCAACAAAAATAAAATTACTATCTCAACACCAACAGGATAAGCCGGTAGGTCGTGCGATTAGTTTTAGCGACTCTACAGAGGGCGTATACGGATCCTTTAAGTTATCGAGCAGCTCTCGAGGACAAGATGCGCTCGTATTAGCTCAGGAAAATCTCGTGTCTGGCTTATCCGTAGGGGTCGATGTTACGGCCTCTAAGCCGATGGGTGATTACCTGTTGGTAACGGCTGCCGTCCTGAAAGAGGTATCGCTCGTAGAGAGCGCTGCCTTTAGTAGTGCATCCGTAACTGATATTGCAGCGGCTCGAGCAGCACTCGAGGCAGCTACAAGCACAAGCACAAAAACCACAACGATCAATACGACAATCGTAGAGATCGAAACCGAAACCGAAAGCGAGGATGTCATGACGACAGCCCCAGAAAATACGCCGGATATTCCGGCTGAAGCACCGGCCGAGGCTGCCCCTCTTGAGGCATCTCGCCAAATTATCCGTCCATCCGTATTAGACTCCCAGCGAGTCCGTACACCAATCGTCTCAATGGGTGCTTACACAGAGCACAAAATTAAGGCAGCACTAGGCAACGAGGACTCAAAGCTGTACGTAACAGCCGCCGATGACTCTTTCTCAACTAACCCGGGTTTTAATCCGACTCAATACCTATCTGAATTTCCAACTAACACACGTTTTGGCACTCCATCTATTGATGCGTGCAGCCGTGGGACTTTGCCTGCAAATGGCATGACTATAAATGTCCCATCTCTCGTTACCTCAGCTGGAGGCGGTACAGGCGTAGCGCCTGTTGTAACTGTCGAGGCAGAAGCCGGAGCGGTACAAAATACAGGGATGGAAACAGCGTATTTAACTGGCACCGTAGCTAAGTATTCAGGTATGAATACGATCAGCATCGAGCTTTTAGAGCGCGGATATGGTGATGGTAATTTCTTTAGTGAGCTAACTAACCAGCTACAAAACGCTTACCTAAAGACACTTGACACAACTGTAAACGCTGCACTTATTACAGCTGGCACCGTTGCTACAACGGCTCAGGCTGCTACATCCGCAGGTATTATCGGTTATGCATCGGAAGCTGCTCGCCTTGTTTATGAGGCAACAGGTTACTTTGCTAATAACTACATCGCTAATGGCGCACAATGGCAATTATTAACCGGCGCGGTGGATAGCACCGGCCGTCCAATTTACTCAGCATCTCAGCCAATGAACGCCGGCGGTCTAGTACAACCGGGATCTATTCGCGGTAACGTGCTAGGACTTGATCTATACGTTGATA